TCTCTGGTTAAGAGGGTCTGCTGTTCCGCCAGAACCAAGCTGTTTTACGATGGACTGGAGTCCGCCACCTTCTACCATTGTAGTTCCGTATGCGTTAGCACCCATTACAAGGGTAGCATATACGGAAATATTGTCTGTTCCGCCTGCTGTAATGGGAGCTCCTGCCTTTGCCCAGATCTTGGCTTCTGTGGACTCTACGAATCTTACGCCATAGAGCTTACCGATCTCGCCTTCAAAAATCTGTGTTGAACCAGCATACTGTGAAGCCTTGATCCATTCGTCATCGTTCTCAAGGTCATATACGCAGTCAGGATGGATGATAGCTACATAGCTTCCGTTGATCTTCTTTGCAAGACCTACCTTCAGTTCTCTTACAGCCTTCTTGATATCTGTTACTGTCAGCTTCATGTCTGCGGTAAGTGCGGTTCTTGCCTGTACTGTTCCGCCCGCATAGATTACATGAGTACCAGATACGATCTCTTCTCTTGTGATGGTGTCGAGAGTTCTTCCCGCCTGATCTCCGAGGAGTTCGATAGCTTCCATCAGGTTGTTATCGATAGCAGTCAGGATAAGAAGGTCGGACAGAGTGATATATCCGCCATACTGATTTACAGTAGCTGTTACGGTGGTTACATTGAGGTTCTGTCCATCAGGGGTAACACCTTCTGTAAGAGGAGTGAGTGCCTTGGGTAACTGTGAATATCTCCTGAACTCGATGGTCTTTCCGCCGTTTTTAGGAATATTTCTCTTCTGTGCAAACTGGTCATGTACAAGGTTCGGTCTTGCGAACTTAAGAAGTGCCTTGTCATAGAAGACCTTCATTTCAGGGGAGAGGTTGTTGTTTGCTCCGCCCGCAATATACTGATCCTGATCGTCCTTCTGTCCGTGAAGGGTTGTCTGTACATTCAGCACCTGTGGTGCGATACCTTCGTTTGCAAATCTCTGTAAATTAAGTTTAAACATTTCTTATGCTCCTTCCATACTGACCGAAAGGAACATCTTTGGGGGTTAGAATCTTACTAACTTACCCGCTCTTGATTCTGCTATCAGTTTGTCGATGTCCTTGTCGGTCAATTCGTTTACATCTTTCTTGACCTTGACGGCAGAACCTGATCTTGTGCCATTTTCGGTAGGACGCATACCACGGGAGCGGATGTTGTTTGTCACCGCTTCTCTCGCTTTCATCGCCGTGGTCTGTATCGCACCTTCAATGATCTCCTGAAGATGTGCTGATTCGTACACTTTGCGAAGGGACTTGTTGGAGTTTATAAGGTCGTTACGGAAGTCCTCATTCTCCAGTTCATTTTCAAGGTTGAAGTTCGGGTATAACTGTTTAAGTTCTTCCGCTTCACGAAGCCACTCGTTATATTGCTTGTAGGCATCCCTACTTGCCTGTGCTTCTGCCTGTTCGCTACGGTACTTGTTGAGTTCCTTCTGGAGTCTTGCGTTCTCCTGTCTGTCACGGATTCTCTCCCTTATAGCATCCGTGGTCAGCCCTTCGTTGTACGCCATATCTTCCAACAGGCTGTCGTCTTTGTTGAGTGCGTCTTTAAGTCCATCGATGTCCGAGCCGTCAAGACCATATCTCAAGAAGAGCGGTGCGAGTCCTTCGATAAGGTTGTTGTATGAGTCCTCATAAGACTGCTGATTCTTGAACCTTCTCTGTATCGCTCCCTGAATCTCTTCACCGATTCGGTCTTTGTACTTCTCACGGAATGCCTGATAGTCGTCACCATCTGCTACTCCGCCATCGTCGGGGCTAACGGATGATACTTGCTGTGGCTCTTCGTCCTCGTATCCGAAGAGGTCATCATCGGTATCGGACTGGTTGGCGAGACCAGTAGTGTCTGTACTGCCGTCTGTACCGCCCATATCTCCCGCACTATCGAGCCCTTCCGCAAAGGCTTGGAGATTGAGTCGGTGCTTTAATTTAAGCATCTCTGCTCCTTTCTGTAGTCTTTCCTACGAGTCATTTAATCTGTGGCTTACCCACGAGCATTTATTCTTACTCTCATTCCCCAAAAGGTCTAACCACCGAGACAGCCCGCCCGACAGTTGATGAACGGGCTGTCGCAGTCAATTGGGGATAAGAACATGAACTTGATTATTAAATAGCACAGTTGGGATTTTAAAAATACCCACCCATGCGGGTTAACTTAAGATATTCGATATTTCAAAGTACTCGCTCTCTGTACCCGTGTCATTGAGCGTGACCGCATTCATACTCTTTTCACCACCATATCCCACAAGGTTGAAGACAAGGCTGTATTCTAATGTGGGTGGCTCTCCTTCGGCTGTTTTGCAAGCAAGCGTGTAATACCCGCCCTTGACGAACTGGCTGTCGAGTAACTGGGGGAACTTTTGCGGGTCAAGATATATAGCGTAGTTCGTGTTAGTATCGTCATATATCTCTTTGAATGTCTTTTCGCAGATGTATTTCCCTGTTGTGTTGGGGTCTTTTACGAACTCCAGTATCTCATAGTTACTGGGGTCAAACTCACCGCTTCCGCTTTTAGGCACTGATATAACTAAAGTATGAGTGCCCGCTGTTTCTGTATAAACTCTGATTGAATTCGGCAATACCTGAATAAGAAAAGGGCAGTTGCTGAAGTCTATATCTGTAGGGTCTGACGCTGGCGTTGCTCCATAGTATATCTTCTCGTTGAAAACCTGTTTAGACAAAATATATTCAGTGCCGTCATAAACAACCTTGATTTTATCAGGGGCGGTTAAGGTTAAAGAAATATCCACGCTAAAGGGTGGTACTTCTCCTTCAGGGTCAATTGTATCGGAATAAACGGTATTCCAAGTCACACTACCGCCACCGCCTTTTGAAAGACCCTCGATGCACTTGCCTCTCCATCTCTCAAACTGCTTTACATCATCGGGGATGTACTCCACTCCCCATCCTTCAAGGACTTTGCCTCTCCATCTCTCACGCACCTTGATGTCAGCCTCTTCGTAGTCGACTCCAAGTGCGTCAAGGACGGATGCCATGAACTCAAACTCGTTTCTCATGTTTTTCTTTGCCATCTTTAATTCTCCTCTTCTGTATATTCATCCGATTCTTCTGTGACTGATACATTATCGGGATATTGCTCTGCTATGAGCGACAGCCCGAACACCGTCATGCGGAATGCTGTGTGCACAGCCTCATCTTGATACAGAGCCTTGCACTCTATAAGGAAGTCGTCGTCATCACTCCCTACAAGGTCATCCGCCCCTATCTGCTCAAGGTAGTTAGCCAAGGTATAGAACAGGGCTGAAACCGATGCACAGACTATATCGTCCTTCGGTGCATAGTCCGCATGACCTTCCGCTTTAAGGTGATAGCCTATGGACTTATGCGGTAAATACTCACGCCAGTATGTTACGCTCACCATCTGTCATCACCTCGGTGTCGCACTCTGTTGAGCCCTCTCACGGGCTTTTGTCGCCATAGTGGAGTCTGTTGCGGGAAGACCGTTTATCCCGCCCATACGGGGCTGTGGTGCTCCCTGAACGCCCATTGCGGGGTCATTCTGTCCCGCTATGGCTGATACCTGTTGCATATACGGTGTAGCATTGGGATCGCCAGTAGCAAGCACGGACTGTGCATCCAGTTGCTGTGCCATCTGCATAGCCAGTTGTGTCATCTGGAGTAACTGCTCATACATCTTGGCGTTCTCGGATACCTTCTTCTTGATGGAGTCTATCCCTTCAAAGTTCATCATCTCCAAGAAGGGAAGGACTTGGTCTGCCAACTGCGGATTGAACACGCCCATCTGGAATAACTGGATGGCTAACTGGTTCTGCCCTTCTCTCTGGTACGGTGACATCTTCTGTGCCACGATCTTATAGTCGAACTCGGGTATACGCTCGGATATCTCGATACCATCAGCACCGATATACTCGGTCATCTCGGGTCGTATCTCCTGATTGGAGAACGCTACGAACTCCGTATTTCCGTTTGGGGCTTCGATACGGAAGTAACGGTCTTCTGTATAGAACTGCCTCATTAACTCGACCACAAGCGATACTATCTCCTCATACGCCCAGTATGAAGTCTTGATCATATCACGGGAGAGTTTAGAACCCGCCTCTTGCAAGGCAAGTATTCCCGATGCAGAGGTCACTCCGCCCGAAGTACCGCCCTGTGAGAAGTCTCTGTTTCCAGATGTCTCCTTCAGTTCCTGAATCTTGTTCTGCCAATGGTTCGGTATGAATGCGGGGAACGGATTCATCTGTATCTGCCTTAAGTTGGAGTCGTCCAGTTGGCTTCCGTCCACCTCAACGAAGTCATTGTCCCAGTTGGCAAACTGCTTTGCGTCCACAAGGCTGTTCTTTCTCTTGAAGTACCTCGGTTTGCCCGCCATCTTTGCGTACTTGGTTATGGACTCATCGAGAGAGTCTATAATAAACTGTGGCGACTTCATCACATCAACATATCCGAATCCGAAGGGACTGCCCTTTATAGGGAACAGCACATCGAACACGAACGGATATTTGCCGTGATCGTAATAGCCGTTGTCCTTGTACTCCTCGGTATTCTCGGATGCCCATAAGACCTCACCGTTACAGAACTTGCACAGATGTACCACAGTCCTTGTGCCTATCCTCTTCTTGTACCACCAGTCGTATACAACGGACTCGTCGCTGTGTTCCTTGTTCTGTGCTTCCACAGACTCATAGGTCATAGCGGTTGAAGAATCCCACGCAGTCTCTCCCAGTTTCCCATCCATGAACGGATATTGTTCCTTGATAGCGGAGTTCTTCATGTAGTCCACATGGAACAGATACTCGGAATCCTGAATGTCCTCAATGCCCGCTTCCCAATAGAGGTTCATCGGGTCTACCTCGATGACATTCACATCACCGAGACCGTTCGCAAGGGAGTTATCCCAGAACACCTTATAGATACCGCCACCAGAAATAAGTTTGTCGAACCACACATCGTAGTACCTCTTCTGGAAGTGGCACTTGTCCATCACAAGCGGAACGATCTTTGACAGTCTCTCGGATGCCTTCTGATCGGACTGCTCCCTCGGTAGGATATTCACAGTCGGTATGTTATCCATAGCATCTGCGTGTTTGTTCATGATCGAGTTGAACGCCCAAGCGGACTTTGCATCGGGCTTGTTGTATGCTCCTGAATTATCAGGTCTCAAGTCGTTGACCGTGGCGTACCTACCCTTGAACCACTCCTGATTAGTCCTTATCCTGTTCTCCAGTCCCGACTTCGCATCCTTGTACTTCTGGAACTTGGTGAGAGCATTCTCGACAGATTCCTTGTCTATCTCACCGATATGTCCATCGTACTGGGCTTCGGGGACTTCTTGCTTCTGCGAAGAGACAGCAGTTATCTCTTCGTCTTTTTTCTTTCTCGCCATCTATACTCCTTTCCTCGTTAGTAGGTGATATATTCGTATCTTCCGATATTGTCGCTGTAATTGTCTTTCCACAGGTCGAGAGGGTCTTCCCTGACATCCTTGACGATAGGTCTCTTTATAGGCGGGTTGATGCAATTCTCCATCATTACATAACGCCACGAATCGTAAAGATGGTCTTCCATACTGGTGTCGACATCCTCGACCTTCTTCTCGTCATATATGAGAAGCGGTATCGTCCTGATGAAGTGCTTGCAGTTGGTGAAGACATAGAACTTCGGTATGCCTCGGTCATTGAATGACAGGTGATAATGACATTGCATGAGACCCGCAAGCCTCGTATGATCGCCTTTGTCGTGGTATACGCCCTCACGCTCCATCATCTGTGCTATGGACTCGCCCTTCTGCTCATCGAATATAGCGGGGTCAGCGATACCGATGATGCTTCTTCCCTTCAGGTTGATGTCGGTAGACTCCACTTCCTTGATGGCTTCTGCTATCTTCTCTGGCGAATACTTCACGCCCTCGTTCGCTGTCTGCGTACATCCGTATAACTCCTGAATGTTGTACACGATATCGTTATGGTCTACGGCAAACCAGTTGACCGCAAAGGGTTTTGAGTATCCCCAGTCATAGCCACGGTATATACGCCAGTCTTCTGGTATCTCAAACGGCTGTATGACATGAGTCCAACGCCTGTCGATATAGTGCTTCGGATCATCACGCCATTCCTCAAAGACCTGACCTTCAAAGGCATCCCATTTACCGTAGAGCCATGCTTCCCTTATCTTCGGGGGCAATGCCTCAAGCTCCTTGATATAATCTGGATTAGACTGCATAAGTGCGTAGTTATCGGTAACGAGGCTCTGTATGAAGGTATAGTCATCAGGGTTCTCTCCGTCCTTGAACTTCCTGTCGATGAATAATCGCTTGAACCAAGCCAGTCCGACACTATTCGGGTTACTGGTATAGTAAGTCCGTTTGGGAAAGTCATTGACACCACGGACGATGGCATTGATCTTCTTCATGCGGTCTTCCGTCTGGTGGGTAGCCTCATCAACAAATAAGACATCACACTCCAGTCCTTGGAAGGTCTCTGCGTCATTATCATTGGCACAATACTTGAAGATGATACGAGAGCCATTAGGGAAGGTTATGTCCTTCTTGCTGTCGTTATATCTCGCCAGTCTCTTCTTGGGATCGCTGTCATGACAATGAAGCGTCTCGCACAATGGCAAGATGTGATTCTCTCGGAGTTCTGGATAAGTCCTACGGATTATAACTATCTTTATCCCCGCATACCGATACGCAAGCCCTATTGCTTTTGTACGGATAGCCCACGACTTACCGCCACCTCTGGCGTTAAGCCCCGCCAAAACCGACATATCTGTGCTTGTCGGTCAGGAATAACTTCTGCTTCTCGGAAGGAACTCCCAGTTTTAATACTTGGACGGGCATGGCATACACCCCCTTTCCTTATATGGGTGCATCATTCTGTCCACCCCTCAAGATCATCCGTATCGAATACCACTCGGACTTCATGTGCCTGTGACTGTTCAGCCTTCTCACGCTCCCACTTCTCTTTCTCCATCTCAAACTTCTCACGCTCAAGTTGGAGTCTCTGCATCTCTGCTTCTGTAGGTATGTTGTTAAGTGACCTTATAAGCCCCTCAAGAGCCTTTAGAGCCTGTGTCATCTCTCGGACAGCCTTTGTATCGACTTTGTCCTTAATGACTTCCTCTGTGTGAAATTCGCCCCCTTTAGAGCCTTTGGTCACGAGGTATCTGTTGAACTGGTCAGGGTCTTCTGTAGCCTTGACTATACGGTCACGAAGGTTAAGTGAAGCGTCAAGAAGCCCGCTTAATTCGTTGACCCGCTTGGTAGCCTCTTTATCGCACATCCTCGAGGTTACTTTTGAGGAAAGCCGTGAGGTATAATCCTTACGAGCCTTTACCCATTCCTCTTTTGAACTGTGTGTTCTTATCTCCTTGTAAGGAATCTTGTGTTTTTTCTCAAGTTCTCTTAAGGATGTTTTAGTGGTCACATATTCAGTTTTGATTGCATCCCAATCTATCTTTCTGCGACTCATAATTAAGAAGTACCAAAATAAAGACAATAAAAAAACCCACCCATAGATTTGAGAGGTAGGGCTCATAGGATAATCATAATGTCATAATATAATACCCTTGAACAGAATAGCCGAAGAGAAAAAAGAAAAAGAAAATATATAAAAGAAAAAGAAACAAGAGAAGGGTACGGAAATAAAGACACCAAAAAACTCCTCGGTTTGGGGATGAGGAGTTTTCTGGAGTTGATCAGTTATTCACTTTAGGAGTTTTGGTTATGAATGTCTTTCGTAACGCCACAGGAAGAAAGGAAGTGATGAGTTAAACACCCGTGGCGTATGTCTTCTCGCTTACTTAAATGATAATCCATATCAGTCACCCTGTAAAGGGCGTGTTTTGTTTATTATCTTCCTCACCTCATCAGTACAGATGTCCTGATCGGTGAGGTTGGTGTATACCTTGAGAGTCATCTCGTAGGATGAGTGTCCCATCAGCCTTTGAGTTATTCGGATGTCCACACCGTTTCTTGCCAACTCGGTGCAGTATTCGTGGCGTAGATTGTACGCCGTGAGATCATCTCCGAAAGGGTAAGGCGGGACTGGTTTATTCCTGTAAATCTTCCCGCCAAGGTGCTTGTGGCAGTCCGTCCAGAATTGCTTCCAAATCCGTCTTTGGCACTCATTTGACACTTTCAAGCCCGTTTCCGACCTCGTAATTTCGCCTGTGAGCGATTTTTCTGCGATGGTCAATATAATCCTCGGGCAAGGTACGACTCTGTCGGAGAGGACTGTCTTTGTGCCACGGATGTGAACAGTTTCCTTCTCAAAGTCGATGTCTTCCTTGCATATCCCGTATGCTTCACTCGGTCTGCATCCGCACAGGATCATAAAGAGCATGGCGTAATACTTCGGATTCTGCTGTGCTACCGTTATCACAGTCTCCCTCTCAACAGGTGTCAAAGCCCGCCTCATCCCTACCTTGCAAGACTTTGGTGCTTGTAAGTACCGTTCAAAATCTCTGGATATATATCCATCCATATACGCATGACGGATTATCAGCCGTATGTCACCGAACACCGACCTTATAGTCGTCTGGGACTTTCCTTCCATCTCATTTAAGAGCAGTTGGAGTTCCGTGGGAGATACATCCTGAATGGCTTTATCCCCGATATACCGTAGCATATACCGTTCCATGTTGTATTTATAATTCCTTTTCACTATGTCCGAGCGATCCTTCCGATACACCGATACATAGAAGTTATACAGGTCTCTTATGGTCTCCATAATATAAAAATATCCACCCTTTCTGCATAAGCACGGGTGGATATTTATTCACGATTGGAGCAAGAGACGGGAGTCGAACCCGCCTTTCAAGCTTGGGAATACTATTCATCCGTGCGTATACTTATTCAATGCACTCAATAACTATTATCTATTGGAATATCTTCCAGAGGCGAGTATGTCCGACACATACTCAATGACTTTGTTCTGCCCTTCGTCATCCAGTTTCCCGAACATCTCTATAAGACGGTACTCATTATCTTCCGTACTTCCCACGAGATCACTCGGAGTGGTCTTGAGAGCAACAGCAAAAGCCATCAGTTTGCTCTGCGGTATATCTCTCATTCCTTTTTCTATCTTGGAGATGGCACTCTTATCAGCATAGCCAGTAAGTTCTGCGAGTTGTGTCTGTGATAAGCCGAGTTCTATTCTTCTTGCCTTGATATTCTGGTAAAGTTCCAACATTGTCATCACCTCTTTTCTGCTTAAATTCTATCACATCCGAAAACTTTTTTCAACAAATTTGTAAATTGTGGTTGACAGACAGTCCACTCGGTGATATATTGAAGAGGGTGGACGGAGAGTCTACCGTGGTTTGGATAGCACCTCGGTGCTGAAGAAAGGAAGTAACACAATGAAGAAGAGAACATACTTTATGGATATAAAGCTCACGAGCGGGGACTTCGTAACAGTCGTTTACGAATCCTCTCACAGAAAGAATACAGCCCCTCATCAGTGGGATTTATTCGACCTCATCAAAGCAAACGGCATAGACATCGACTGGTCATACAAATACAACTACGAGCCTGAAACCTTCGCCTACATCCTTAACAGGAAGAACGCTGACGAGCAATGCTACGGAGAATATAAGGTTATAGAACTCCAGTAAGAATACAGAGCACAGGGGCGACAGCCTCTGTAATGTAGCCAATGGCGGTTGCAAGCCCGCAGACAGAAAGGAAGGTTTGAATATGGTATACGGAACAGAACTTATAAAGCAGTTGGAAGCCGAGAACGAGAGGCTCATCAAGGCTATCGACGACAGACAGGATCGGGTCTCCAGAGGAGACACCGACTGGGATGACTGCTTCATCTCCCAGAGATGCGAGACCAGAGGCATCAGCAACAACAACGACAAGATCAACCTTATAAAGAACGGCGGATGTGCTTGGTTCACCGAGTACACTACTCTGGACGGAACTCTCGTCAAGGCAAGATGGTGTGATACCAGATACGGTCTCAAGTTAAGAGCCGAGATGCCTGATGGAAGCGTAGTCTGGACTTCCTCTTACACGGAGAAGGGTCTGGCAAAGAAGGGTCTCAAGAAGGTCGAGTGCAAACGCCCCGCATGGTACGCATTCAAGTCATCCTCAAGCGGAATGCTTGGTGTCTACACTGGTGGCTATGAACTCTTCCCAAGCGATTACAACTACGCTACTGGCGAACCCGCAAGCAATGATCCCATCGAGATTCGTGAGTGGAAAGACGACGCATTACCCAAACTTGATTAAGAAAGGAGTACGGACATGAAGAGATGGTACATTCACTACTACGAGCATTGGAACTGCGTAAGAGACGCATACATCACCGCCAAGACGAGACTGGATGCCCTCAAGGAACTCCGCAAAAGCCACAATGTAGTCGAGATCATATGCTGTAGAGAGATATAAAAGCAGAGTGCCACTCCCCTTCGGGGGAGCGTAATGCTACCGATGGCGGTCACAAGTCCGCATGGAGAAAGGAGAAGACATATGGTTAAACTTGAATCATTGAAGACCCGTATAAGCGATAGCGGGATGACTATGACTGCTATCGCACAGAGGACGGGTATGTCCAGAGTATCGCTCTATAAGAAGTTGGACGGCAAAGTCGAATTCAAGTTGAGCGAGATCGTATCGCTCTGCAAGGCTTTGCACCTATCCGACAAGGAGAGAGACTCTATTTTTTTTAACTAACAGGTAGACTGACAGTCCACCATAAAAAGAAAGGAGACATGATGTACAGAGTGTACGAAGTTTTCAAAGCCGACGGAAGAGAACTCTGGCGGTTTGAAAGCAGAAGCAAGGAAGAGTGCGAGTCTTGGATCAAGCGACATGAGAACAGAGACATAACCGTGGTCAACGGTCTGTCGGAGCTCATCATCACCCTGAAAGGAGTCCGAGTATGAGAGGCGACTACTGGATTAAGGATACCGAGACCGACACCTACTACGGATGCTACGACACCTTCGATGAAGCATCCAGAGAGATAAGCAAGTTGAGAGAAGACCCCTTATCAGGAGTCACATGGCAGACGGAACTCACCATCGTCTGCGAGTAGAAAGTAGAAAGGAGCAAGTTATGGAAAGTGCAATCTTAAGAAGCCTTTGGTGGATAATCCCCACCGTGCTGATGGTCATAGTCGCAGTTCTGGAAGAGAGGTGGTCAAAGTAATGGATATCAAAAGAGACAGTAAGTTCTATCTCCGTTCCGACTCGGCAAGTTGTTGGGTGGAAGAGGAGTACGAGTACACAAATAAGGATACTGGCAAGACCACCAAAGTGGTCAGGAACATCTCTGGATATTATCCGAACTTCAGGATGCTTGCAGAGAAAGGTCTCCCCTCTCACCTCGTGAGGAGCACGGAAGGAAAGTCTCTTAAGAGAGTGATCGAGTCCCTCAAGAGAGAAGAAGAGAAGATAGCCAAGATGACCGTGAAGAAGATGGAAACTCTCACGGACGATTTGAGCAAGCCGATTCCTTAAACGAACAATTTATCAATCGAAACATAAAACTCGCCCCACGGGGCACACAGGCTCTCACAGAGGGCAAAGAA